ATTCTTTACAAGTTTTCGCAAAAATCGAAAGGGGGTATCGAGCTTTATGAAACTTATTAAAATAAAAATTGATGACCTGAAACCAGCTTCATACAATCCGAGAAAAGATTTGAAGCCAGCTGATTCAGAATATCAGAAAATAAAGCGCAGCATTATGGAATTCGGCTATGTAGACCCGATTATAGTAAACTCCGACATGACTGTAATTGGCGGCCATCAAAAATTGAAAGTACTGAAGGAACTGGAGTACCCTGAAGTAGATTGCGTGGTAGTTGATCTTAACAAGATACAAGAAAAAGCCCTGAACATCGCCCTCAACAAAATATCCGGCGAATGGAATATACCCTTGTTAAAGAATGTCCTGAAGGAATTGGACTCAGGGATATTTGATATTGATATAACCGGCTTTGATGAAATCGAACTGGATGACTTATTTGGCAATTCAAAGTCTGTTGAAGAAGATGACTTTGACTTGGACGAAACCTTAAAGGAAATAAAGGAACCGGTCACCAAGCTCGGGGATGTATGGCAACTTGGTGGACATCGATTGATGTGTGGAGACAGTACGGTTCTTGATGATGTTCGGAAATTAATGGCAAGCAAACACGCGGATATGGTGTTTACGGATCCTCCATATAACGTGAATTATGAGGGCAAAACAGTGGATGGCCTTACAATATTAAACGACAAGATGAAGGATAAAGAGTTTTTCAAGTTTCTATTTAATGCCTATACCAGTATGTTTGTTGTCACAAATAAGGGTGGTCCCATTTATATATGTCATGCCGAAAGCGAAGGCGTAAATTTCCGGAAGGCTATGAAGGATACAGGATGGGAACTTAAACAATGCATTATTTGGGTTAAAAATTCATTCGTCATGGGTCGGCAGGACTATCAATGGAAACATGAAGCGATCCTATATGGTTGGAAGCCTGGAGGACCACATCCTTGGTACGCAGATCGCAAACAATCAACGGTTATGGATGATAATTGTATTTCAATCAAGAATGAACAAGGCAAATATTTGTTGACTATAAACATTGATAGCAGAAACGTTGTCTTAAAAGTGCCTTCTTATGAAGTTTTGGATGAAGGTGATGACTCCAACAAAACTATTTGGTATATAAATAAGCCATTAAGGAATGCCGATCATCCGACAATGAAACCCGTAAGAATACCCGCCAGAGCAATTTTGAATTCAAGCCAGAAAGGTGAAATAGTTCTTGATGTATTCGGTGGAAGCGGATCGACGTTGATTGCAGCCGAAGAAACAGATCGTATCTGCTACATGATGGAATTAGACCCGAGATACTGCGATGTCATAATTCATCGATGGGAAAAATTTACGGGCAAGAAAGCTGAATGCGGGCATGTCTTTTAGGTATTTAATTTTAAAGAAAAAGGCAAATGAATTGGAGATTTTTAAAAGCAATGTAAAAAGGATCCTACTTGGAATCCTCTTTAAGTTGCTGATAATTTTATAATTCTCTTGACATGGTACAATGTACGGCATATAATGAGGGTATCAAATTGAGAGGGGATATACAATGCCACGAATATATACAGAAATCCGTATACATCACAAATCGTTGGAAGATAAGGTAAAGTATGAAACGGTACTGGACGAAGTTAGAATGATTATGGGCGGTAAAAGTCGCTCAGACTTTGTAGATGAAGCTATAGGACAATTGATAAAAAGAGCGGAGAAGCAGAAAATATTAAACATGTCCAGCATAATACAGAGACTAAAAGAGGGCAAATAAGCCCTTTTTTGTTGCAGAAAAATATTTTTATATAACCCCTTGACACGGTACATTGTACGGTGGTACAATGGTATCAAGAAATGAGAAAGGGGTTGATACAATGCAGATACTGGTTAAGGAGTTCAACGCCGATGGGACGCGAATTGCGGAGGTATGGGATGGGCAAGATTACATGGCATGGGGCGAATATGAGCACGGGACATGGACAAAATTTTACGCTGTAGTAACTGGACAAATATTTGTTGTTCGCAATGGCACATGGGTTAAACGAGGAAGAGGACGTGCCAAATTTGGAACCGACATTTTGATAAAAAATCTCGAAAAGCATTTCAGGAACAATATAAAGGCAGTAGCGTAGAGAGGGGGCAGCCCCTCCTATGCAGGGGCTAAAGTGATATGAAAATAATAAAAAAGAACAAGAATACCGGAGAGATTCAAACCGTAACAGTCGATGAATATTTGCAATATTTTAAAGACATAGGGAACAGATCAAGCAGAGAAAGGTTATTGAGGCAGTTGATAGAATCACGATGGATGCAAGATGTCGAAAATATGTTCAGTTTAGAAGCCTAGAGGGGAGGATAAGCCCCTCATAGGGGCTATAGGGGATATGAAATTAGCAGTAACTGGTTATGATTGGTTTATCGTTGATGGATACACGGATGAAACGTTCTGGAAGGGGTATATTGAACTGGGACGCAGGACGCTGTATGGGAAGTTAAGGAGGAAGTTTTATGCAAATTGATGTTGACAAAAAGGAATTGGGCTACATCACAGAAGGCCTGCAGGATTTATCCACCTACTATCAGGAACACAAACTTGGCAAATGGCATGTGGAAGCTATGGGAAACATTTTAGCCAAACTGGCCCCGACTACTGAACTGCCTGTAAGAATTAAAAGAATATTGGAAAGCGGCAAAATGACAAAAGCCGAACACAACATAGTCCACAGGTATTACATAGAACAGACTTGCCGCAATGATTGGTTTGGCTCTTACGGTGTGGACGGCGGAGGACATTATTATCATTATGTAGTTGGGTATCGTAGCGATACTGAAGTAATATATAAGGTATATTTGGAGGAATAATCATTATATGCAGGAAGCTTGAATAAAGCTTCTTTTTTTATGCCCTTCAAAGCGCACAATATCAACATCATAGAACAATCGGTATTTGTTAAATTATGCTGTTATAATAATGTTATATACGTGTTATTTTATACATGCTATACTGTAGACAATTAAAAATATGACCAAAGGAAAGGGACATCACCCTTTCCTTTTTTTATGCAAATTTAAGCCGAAAGGCTCTTTTTTTATGGGGTGATTTTTATGACCGGAAGAAAGCGCGGCAGGCCGAAGGAGCCTACAACGCTGAAGGTGCTTATGGGTAATCCGGGTAACAGGCCGATCAATAATGACGAGCCAAAGCCAAAACCACTGATGCCATATAAGCCAAAGTTTTTAAAAGGCGAAGCGCTGAAGGAATGGAAACGTATATCGACAAAACTTTATGATCTTGGGCTTCTGACTGAAATTGATGGCGCCGCCTTGGCTGCCTATTGCCAATGTTATAAGCGCTGGCTGGAAGCTGAGGAGTTTCTTGAGAAGTTTGGCCATGACAAGGAAGGCAATTTCAACGGCTTCATGACAAAAACTGCTTCCGGATACCTGCAGCAGCTTCCGCAGGTATCAATAGCCCAGACATATGCAAAGCTGATGTCCGTCTACCTCGGTAAATTTGGATTATCTCCTGCAGACCGTGTGGGATTAGCAGCTCCGAAGTCACCCGAGAAGGTCGGCAAATTCAGTAAGACTTTAAGCGGGTGATGAATCGTGACACTTGGAGAACAGCAAGCCCAGAAGGCAATTGATTTTATAACCGGACTCAAGCATGTAAAGGACCCCTGGCACGGCTGCCCGTTTGATTTGCTCTTATGGGAGGAGCAAATCGTAACAGACATTTACGGCACATTGAAAAAAGACGGTACGCGTCAATATCGGATATGTTACATCGAGATCCCGAAGAAAAACGGCAAAACCGAACTGATGGCAGCGCTGGGACTTAAGCAACTCTGCGCGGATGATGAGTGGGCAGCTGAAGTATACGGCTGTGCATCCGACAGAGGACAAGCCAGCCTGGCATTCGACGTCGCTGTGGAAATGGTTGACCAGGAACCCGAATTGAGGAAACGTATGCGGCCAATATTGTCAAAGCACAGGCTCGTATACCTGCCGACGAAATCCTTTTACCAGGTTTGCAGCAGTGAGGCATATACGAAACACGGATTGAATGTGTCAGCCTGTTTGTTTGATGAGTTGCATGCTCAGCCAAACCGTGATTTATACGACGTAATGTCTTTCGGATCAGGCGATGCACGCCGGCAACCTTTATATTTTTATATTACAACGGGTGGCAAGGATCCAGAAAGGACATCGATCGGTTGGGAAGTCCATGAAAAAGCGGAAAGTATTCTTCTCGGCAAACGTAACGACCCGACGTTTTACCCTGTGATATACGGTTTTGATCCCGACAGCAAGCGTATATGGACCGGTCGGGAGTGCGAGAAATACAAGGGCAAGCAAAAAGAAGCCTGGCGCGACAAGAAAATCTGGAAGTTGGTTAATCCCTCAGACGGAATAGCACTGAGGGAAGGCGCGATACAGGAATCCTACGACAGTGCAAAGGGCAATGAAGCGGACGAGCTGAACTTCCAGCAGCTCAGGCTGAACATCTGGATCAAGGTCAAGACATCGAAGTGGCTGCCACTTGAAGTGTGGAATAAGAACGCGGGAATCATCGTTCCGGAAAGTTTGAAAGACAGAAAATGCTACGGCGGCATGGACCTATCCGGCAAATTGGATATCACGGCATTCGTACTATTGTTTCCGCCGGACGATGAAAATCTCAAATGGGACATACTCCCGAGATTCTGGATTCCGGAAGACAACATGTGGGAGCGTGTTAAAAAAGACCACATGCCGTATGACAAATGGGTGAAAGCCGGAATGATGAAGACAACCCCCGGTAACGTAATAGACTACCAGTTCATCCGGAAGGAAATCAACTTGCTGCATGACAGCTACGATATTCAGGAGATCGGCTACGATCCTTGGAACGCAATGCAAATAGCAATCGAACTGGAAGATGACGGATTTACAATGATGGAGGTAAGGCAGGGATACAAAAGCATGTCCCCGCCAATGAAAGAAATCGAGGCATTGCTTACTGGTGGCAAGATAAACCACGGAAACCATCCGGTACTTAACTGGAACTTCGACAACCTGGATGTTAAGCAGGACGAGAATGACAATGTAAGGCCGGTAAAAGGCCGGGATAGAACCAAAAGGATAGACGGCATAGTGGCACTGATCAACGCCATGAACCGGGCAATAGAGCATTACAACGAAGACAGTGTCTACGAGACGCGAGGCATGAGACAACTGTAGAAGGGAGGTCGGACTGTGAATTTTATAGGCAAAGCAAAACTACTTTTTTCAGCCAGCTTTGGCGAATGGTACAAAGCTTTCATCAACGGGGAAGATTCCGGCCAGAACACGCCCTTCATGATCGACCGCGAAATCGCTTTAAAATATTCTGCCATTTTTGCCTGCACGAGAGTATTGAGCGAGACGCTTGCCAGTATGCCTCTATTTACATATCGCAAACAGGAAGACAGCAGCAAGAAAGAGGCCAACGATATCGGCCTTTACGATATTTTGCATTATGAGCCCAACTTTGAAATGACACCATTCAATTTTAAAGAATCTCTCATGATGAATCTTTGTCTTGGTGGCAATGGTTATGCACAAAAGGTTTATAGCAAAGCAATAGTCCCTGAACTCCTTGCACTCTATCCAATTGATTATGAAAAAGTCACATCTGAACGCGATAAGGATACTAAAAAGCTGATTTATAAAGTTAAAAACGGCGGGACGGAAGAAAAAACAATGACCAGAGATTACATATTCCACATTCCTGGCATCAGCATGAACGGGATCACGGGAATCATTCCGATAAATTACGCTTCAAAAGCAATTGAACTGGGATTGACTTATGAAACCTTCGGCGTGAACTTTTATAAAAACGGTGCCAATACCAATATGGCTTTGATTCATCCAAAGTCATTGAAAGATGTGCCATATGACAGGTTGAAAAAAGAAGTTGAAGAAAAAAGAACTGGCCTTGGAAACGTCAACAAACCCTGGCTTTTGGAAGAGGGCATGCAGATCAAAGAGCTTACAATAAATCCAGTAGATTCCCAGCTTCTTGAATCCAAATATTTTCAAATCGAGGAAATCTGCCGCTTCTACCGTGTGCCGCTTCACCTTGTCCAGCACTTGCTCCGCGCTACTAACAACAACATTGAGCATCAATCCCTTGAATTTATCATATACACGATGCTCCCCTGGGCAAAGCGCATAGAGGAAAATATCAACCTGCAACTCTTGACCCGTGAAGAGCGCAAAGCGGGCTATTTCACAGAATTCAAATTTGACATTTTCCTGCGGGGCGACATGGCAAGCAGGGCGACAGCATACGCATCCGGGCGGCAATGGGGATGGCTGTCGGTCAACGATATTTGCAAACTTGAAAATAGGAACGGTATAGGACCGGCAGGTGACATATACCTGCAGCCCCTCAATATGGGCGAGGCAGGAAAAATCAAACAGGAAGATCAGCAAAAAGCCATGACGGAAGCCATCTATAAAATGCTTGAAAACAAAGGAGATGAACAAAATGCCAAAAGCTAAAAAGTTCTGGAAGTTCCAGGCCAAAGAAGACAAGACCGGCGAGCTTTTGCTCTATGGAGAAATATCAAGCGTCAGCTGGTATGGAGATGAAGTCACCCCTAAAGAATTCAAAAAAGATTTGGATGCTCTTGGAGATATCGACATTTTAAATATCTATGTTAACAGTCCCGGCGGTGATGTGTTCGCAGCGCAGGCCATGGTGAACATACTTGAAAGGAACAAAGCAGAAAAGAATGTCTACGTTGACGGACTTATGGCAAGCGCAGCCACATTCTTTATCGGCATCGGCAAAGTTTTCATGCCGTCCAATGCCATGATGATGTATCACAATCCTTCCGCTATTGTCTGGGGAAATGCCAATGAAATGCGCAAAATGGCTGACGTTCTGGATAAAGTCCGGGAATCCATGCTTGTCATATACCGCGATAAAACCAGCATGACGGATGAGGAAATCATTGCAATACTTGACGCCGAGACTTGGATGACCGCCGAAGAAGCTGTGGAATATGGTTTTGCAGACGAACTCGAAGAAGAAAAGAAGGTTGCTGCATCTATCAGTAATACGATTCTGATATTTAACGGCGTCGAAACCGACATGTCAAAATTCGTGCATCCGGAATCAATCATCAAAAAGTTTATCGCTTTTTCTGAACCTGTGAAATTAACAGATGATATCGAACCACCCAAAGACCCTGACCCAGTACCACCCAAAGACCCCGAGGAACCCCGGCCTGCGCCGGTTGATTTCTATAAATTCCAAATTACAAGAAATGAAAGGAGACTGAAGAGTTATGGACTTTAAAAAAATGCTCAAAGCAAAATCAGACGCACAGTCCGAGCTGTTCAAGAAGGCGCTGGCGGAAAACAGAGCCATGACCGCTGAAGAACAGACACAATTTGACGCTCTGGAGACAGAGATAAAGAACCTTGAGTCGACAATCGAGGCACAGAAAAAGATTGAAGAAAGAGAACTTGCAGCAAAAACACCGGGACAGGATCCTCTGTACGCAGATCCAAAAGATCACAAACCTGTCTGGAAAGGCTTCGGCGAATTCCTTTTCGCGGTGAAAAATGCAGCCAGTCCGGAAAGAGTAATGGACAAGCGCTTGACAGTCATGGACGCCGCATCCGGTGCAAGTGAAGGTGTAGCCAGCGACGGTGGGTTCCTCGTGGAAACCCAGACCACAGCAGAATTGCTGAAAGACACATACGAAACGGCTATACTTGCGCCTCGCTGCAAAAAGGTTCCCATATCAGCAGGCAAGAACGGTCTGAAGCTCAACATGGTCGATGAGTCCAGCAGGGCTGACGGCTCCAGACAGGGCGGAGTACTGGCATACTGGGAAGGCGAAGCCGATGCGCTTACCGCAACCAAACCGAAATTCGGCATCCTGGAACTCAACTTGAAGAAGTTGACCGGCTTGTACTACGCAACTGAAGAAGTTCTCACGGACGCGACGGCTCTTGAATCTATCATAACCGATTTTTTCGGTGAGGAATTCGGCTTTAAACTCGACGACGCAATACTCAGGGGTACCGGCGCAGGAATGCCGCTGGGGATCCTGAACAGTCCGGCGCTTATAACGGTAGCAAAGACGGCAGCACAGACAGCAGATACAATAACGTTCAACAACGTACTCGACATGTGGAGCAGATGCAGGGCAAGAAACAGGATGAGTGCGGCATGGTATATCAACCAGGAAATCGAAAGCCAGCTTGCAAAGCTGAGCTTCACGATCGGAACTGAAGGTGTACCGGTATACCTTCCTGCGGGTGGCGCAAGCGTAACCGGCTACAGCACTTTGTTTGGCAGGCCCGTAATTCCCATCGAGCAGGCGTCAGCGCTTGGTGATCTTGGCGATATCATGCTGCTTGACCTCAGCGAATACCTGCTCATCGACAAGGGCGGAATTAATGCGGCTTCCTCCATCCATGTCCGTTTCCTGTACGACGAGTCAGTGTTCAGGTTCATCTACCGTGTGGATGGCCAGCCGAAACGCAAGAAACCATTGACGCCTTACAAGGGCGCTAACACCCTTTCCCCGTTCGTTGTCCTCGCAGAGCGCGCGTAACATTTGAAACAATCTACCGGGGCAGTGGCCCTGCCCCAAAACTATAGAGGGAGGTAATTAAAGCTATGATAAGCGAAAAACTTAAAATCGACAATGCCATATATCCACAATCTGTGTCATCCGCAGGAACAACCAGCTTGTATTTCGACCTTGCCGAATACAGCAAAGCATGTTTTGAATGGTCCGTAAATGCAACTGGTCTGACTGCTACATCTACTGGATTGATATATCAGGCATCGGACGCAGATGCAACCGGCGCGGCATCTATCACGGCCACGTCAACTGTGGCTTATGCAACCAGCAATCTGACGATGGCAAGCATTACACCCGCCATAACCATATCGGCGGCAGATACCGTAACCATAAACGGCTTGGCATTTACAGCAGTATCGGCATCGGCTACAGCAGTAACTTCGAGCAGAGAATTTGTGGTTAGTACGGCAAATATTTCGACAACTATCACTAACCTGGCAGGCATCATCAACAATGCATCCTATGGTGTGGTCGGAGTTCATGCGGTCGCAGGCAGCGCAGTCCTCACGCTCAAATTCGATGAACCCGGCAAGATACCCTCAACTACTTACGACGGCATTGTGGTTACATCCAGTTCAACCACCAACCTGACTCTTGCAGCAATATCCATGCAGGGCATTGTGGAGATCGATGCTACGAAGCTCACTTTGTCCAGCAACTTCACACATGTGGCGCTGAACGTCATCAACACCGCGGCATATTACACATCAGCGGCAGTTATAAGGGGCGATCCTTGCAGGTACGGTCCGCCCGAGCAGGTAGAACCGGTCACCAGGATTTAATTTAACCTATAAGGGGACGGGAGCGGGGCTCCCTCCCCGATTTTGGGAGGATGGACAGATGGAACAATTTACAATAAACATAGCAGCGGAAAACGGGCATGCAAAAGTTGATTTTCTATTGAACGGACAGCCGATAAAAGGCCTGTTTGCCGTGAATTTTCTGGCCAATACCAGGAGCGGGGATTTTTCCCTTGTGGGCAGCCGCTTCAAACTGAACGATACCGGAAATTTTTACATTGACCCCGAGACAAAGGATACCGCAATAGAAGGCTTCAATCTGCTTTTGCTCCTGGAAGAAGGGGTGCCGGCAGAGGAACAAATCAAACAGATTAACAGGGAACTTGATTATGATATGCAAAACATAAAGGACACATCCACATTGAGGGCAAGGAATCTGATTGCCGAGAGGTTGAATTGATATGGCGTTGAAGCTTGTAACTGGTGTAATAACAGAACCTGTAACACTTTTGGAAGCAAAAGAACATTGCCATCTTGATAGTACGTCCTTTGCCGACAATGTAACGATTGTCCAGAGCATTCAG